TGACCCTGTTGGTTATAGAACAGTTAAAAATATATCTATTACTCCAGAGGGAGAGTCTGCTCTGAGCGCGGGTCTACAAAAGTCTGCCGACGACAGTGAAAAATTTAAGCATCTTATCGATGAACCTGAACCAGAGTATAAAGATTGGAGCCAATCCAATAAACCAAAACCAGATTACAATCCAGGATATTATCAATGAGTGAAGAAGTAAAGTTAATTAGTGTTACTCCTGATGCGGAGAAAACAATGGCATATGTTGCTAGAGTTTCTAATCCAAAGAATCAGGACAATGAAAAGTTTGCTGGACTTTTAGGGTATTGTATTAAGCATGGTCATTGGTCTGTCTTTGAGCAAGCACACATGACAGTAGAAATTAATACTACTAGAGGATTAGCAGCACAGATATTAAGACATAGATCATTTACATATCAAGAGTTCTCTCAAAGGTATGCTGACAGTAGTTTGTTGGGAGATAGTATTCCTCTTCCTGAATTACGTCGTCAAGATCTAAAGAATCGTCAAAATTCTACTGATGATTTAGATGCTCTTGTGGTACAGGATTTTAATAGTAAGATGCAAAGGCATTTTGTAGATGGAATGAAATTATATAAAGAGATGCTAGATGCAGGGGTTGCGAAGGAGTGTGCAAGGTTTGTGCTACCTCTTGCTACTCCTACTCGACTTTATATGACTGGTAGTGTACGTTCATGGGTACATTACATAGAATTACGTTCTGCACATGGAACACAAAAAGAACATATGAATCTTGTAGCAAATGTTAGGTCTATTTTTACCGAACAATTTCCTACGGTTGCCGAAGCACTTAATTGGCAATAATTCATATAAATACAACTACTACTGAACTTTTTTTAGCAAATGCCCACATATCCTGTAAAAAATTTAAAGACTGGTGAGGAGAAAGAACTTAACCTTACTATGGCAAACTATGATAAATGGAGAAAGGACAATCCAGACTGGGATAAGGACTGGTCTAAAGGATGTGCTGGTGCTGGTGAAGTAGGTGACTGGCAGAACAAATTGATAGCGAAAAATCCAGGATGGAATGAAGTTTTGGGTCGGGCAGCAAGTATGCCTGGTGCTGCTGTAACTAAGATTTGATATGCCAAGAAAGAAAAAAACAGAACAACCTATTGGTGTAGGTTTAACGGCTAAGCAGATGAAGAGAAAAAAACCAATTAATACTGACATGATGAGGGATATAGAACCCCTCACAGATAACCAGCAAGTTTTATTTAATGCTTATGCAGAGAATAAAAATCTTGTAGCATATGGTTGTGCAGGTACTGGTAAAACCTTTATCACTCTTTACAATGCATTGAGAGATGTATTAGATCCAAGTACACCATATGAAAGGATTTATATTGTAAGATCTCTTGTTGCTACTAGGGAAATTGGATTTCTTCCTGGTGATCATGAAGATAAGTCTTATCTTTATCAGATTCCTTATAAGGCAATGGTAAAGTATATGTTTGAGTTACCTACAGAAGCAGATTTTGAGATGCTTTATGGTAATCTTAGAACACAGGGATCAATTGAGTTTTTAAGCACATCATTTATTCGTGGTACTACTTTTGATAAAGCAATTATTATTGTAGATGAGTATCAAAACTTGAATTATCATGAACTTGATAGTATAATGACAAGAGTGGGTGCTGATTCTAAGATTATGTTCTGCGGTGATGCTAGTCAAACAGATTTGACTAAAGATTATGAGAAGAATGGAATTGTTGATTTCATGTCTATTCTTCGCTTAATGTCATCCGTAAGCATTATTGAATTTGGAGTTGAAGATATTGTTCGCTCTGGATTAGTCAAAGAATACATCCTTGCCAAATTGGAATCTGGTTTATGACCTTTGATCATTGTAATTTTTTAGGTGACATTGAATTAGAAAAGAAAGAAACTCCTGGTTGTAGACTTTACCAACTCCCTGATGGTAGTTGGGTTCCTTCTATTACTTCAGTGACTTCCTTTTATAATAGGCAGATTTTTATTGACTGGCGAAAGCGAGTTGGTATTGAAGAAGCAAATCGTATCACTAAGAAAGCAACCACTCGTGGAACAGATTTCCATGAAGCAGTAGAAGTTTATATGAGGAACAATGAAATACATTGGGAGGAGTTTAGACCTGCTACCAAGTTCATGTTCCATCATGCTAAGCCATATCTGGATAAGATAAATAACGTACATGCTATAGAAAGAACACTTTACTCTGAGTACCTTGGTCTTGCAGGTAGAGTTGATTGTATAGCAGAATACGAAGGTGAATTGGCAGTAATAGACTTTAAAACGTCTGAGAAGATTAAACCTGAGAAGTGGTTGGAAAACTACTTTGTTCAGGAAACTTTTTATGCTGCTGCTTACTACGAACTAACTGAAATCCCTGTCAAAAAACTTATCACCATTATGGTAACTCCTGGTGGTGAAGTCAAAGTATTTGACAAACGGAACAAAGGGGATTATATTAAATTATTAGTTCGGTATATAAAAGAATTTGTATCTAACAGTACTAGGAGTGAGAATGGAGAATGAACTAGAGAAGGTATTGAAGAGTAAGTTCTTCTCCTCCGCTGGATTTGCACAAGAAATAGAAACTCTAGTGCAGGTAAATGAAAACATGAATTATATTGATGCTATTATTCACTTTTGTGAACAAAATAGTATTGATATAGAATCAGTTCCTAAACTTATTCCCAAACCTTTAAAGGAAAAGATTAAGTATGAAGCACAGGAACTTAATTTTTTAAAACGCAGTTCACGAGCTAAGTTACCACTATGACAAATCCAGATGACAATCCTTTTTGGGGGGAGCCTACTCCTACCGATCTCTGGGATGACATGGATAAATTAAATGGTCTTTATGAAGAACTTGAATGGGATCATACAGATTATCTTGAGTTTGCAATTGAAGGTAATCATATTACAATTAGGAATAGATCTAGAGAAGGTAGATGATGCCCGCTGATGCTTATCGTTGTTATTTGGCTCTAAAAAATCATTTCACTAAAGATCATTATGATTACATAAAGTATCGTGGTAAAACGAGAGCAAGTAATCAAGCTTTCTATAAGAGGAAGGATAGGTTTTGGTTTGAGAAGTTTGCAAGACAAAAGAATGATAAAGAAATAGAAGAGTTTTTTGTTTCTAATTTTATATACTCTACCGATCCTTCTACCGTATGGATTGGTGAGATGATAAAGGAAGGAGAGGGAAGATACCAAGAGTGGCAGAAGAAAGTTCAGTCACTTACTTATATTTTTAAAGAAGAAACTGAGAGTGTATTTGAGAATAAAAAGATGGATGATATGTTTGATTGTAGTAAAGGACACCCCCCAATTTTAAAGAGTTATCTAGGGGGTGACATATCACTTGAAAGTATGGTAATATATGATAGAATACTAGGATATGGGAAAGACTTTGATAAACGACTAAAAGATCCTGTATGGGAAACCGTAAGTCGTAAAATTAAAAAGTATTCTCCCTTCCTAAATATTGACGTATCCCGTTACAAAAAAATTCTAAAGGAGGTAATCATTCATGGCTCTTGAAAACGGTGAAGTTCTACAGAATCTCACAACACAACTCCAAGAAGTCACACAACAGTTAAACACTCTAGGTGAAACTCGTGTAAAACTTATTGGAGCTATAGAAGTTCTTCAGCAAATTGAAGAAACAAATAATCCTGCTCCTGTAGCAGAGGAAGCACCTGCAGAGGTTGCACCAGTTGAAGAAACTCCAGCAGAAGAAGTAACCGAATGAAATTTTTTCAATCACCAGTGGTTAGGGCGGAAATGGCAGAAATTAGTGAACTTCAAGAAGAAGTTTACTCAAATGTTTTTAAGTTTCCTTCCATGACAAAAGAAGATCAACTCTATCATGTTGAAATTCTCACTAAGTTGATTGAGAAACAAAAAATTCTGTATGCAAGGGTGAGTTTATCGGATGATCCTGATGCTCAACAAATGAAGGAACACATCATCGAATCTGCTTCTATGATGGGTATCCCTAATAGCGTTGATATGAGTAAAGTTTTTGATCAGATGAGTACTATGGTGCAAACCTTAAAAACTCAGATTGACAAAAACCAATTTTCCTTGTAACATTACAGGGTACACAAAAGCCAAATCTAAAAACAAATCTAATGTCTTTTAAAGATCTAAAAAAACAGTCCTCTCTAGGATCATTGACTCAAAAGTTAGTCAAAGAAGTGGAGAAGATGAACAACACAAGTGGAGGTGCTGATGAGCGTCTCTGGAAGCCTGAAGTTGATAAAACAGGCAACGGTTATGCCGTAATTCGTTTCTTACCTTCCCCTGAAGGAGAAGAAATCCCTTGGGCAAAAATGTATTCTCATGCATTCCAAGGACCAGGTGGATGGTATATTGAAAACTCTTTGACCACAACAGGTGGCAAAGATCCAGTTTCCGAATATAATCGTGAACTCTGGAATAGTGGTAATGAGTCAGATAAGGATGTAGTTCGTAAGCAGAAGCGTAAGCTCTCTTACTATGCAAACATCTATGTTGTAAAAGATCCAACAAATCCTCAAAATGAGGGTAAAGTCTTCTTATACAAGTTTGGGAAGAAGATCTTTGATAAGGTTATGGAAGCAATGCAACCAGAGTTTGAGGATGAAACTCCAATTAATCCTTTTGATTTCTGGCAAGGTGCAAACTTCAAGTTGAAGATTGTTAAGAAGGATGGATTCTGGAACTATGATAAGTCAGAATTCGAGGCAGCATCACCATTGCTTGATGACGATGATGCTCTAGAAGCATTATGGAAGAAGCAGTATTCACTTGCTGCTGTTACCGCACCAGACCAATTCAAGTCATATGATGACCTGAAGAAGCGTTTGGACTATGTTTTAGGACAGAAGCAACCTGCACGTCGTATAGACGAAGAGGTAGCAGAGGAAGATAACAGTCGTGGTTCTTATGCACCAGACTTCAATGCTCGTAAAGAACCAGTAGCTGCTGTAGCATCTGCTAGTTCAGATGAGGATGATGCTCTTTCTTATTTCCAAAAACTTGCAGAGGAGTAATTAAGAATATAGTCTAATATTTTCTCCTTTTACTAGGGTTTCACTCACATATTGGGTGGAACCCTTTTTATATGGCATAATTGCATTCATATCATTGAGTACAACATTCAGATATCAGGTTTAAGT